AAACTATGATAAAGAACATCCAAATTCAGTAAGATTTAGATATTCACCTGAAGGTATTTACGCTGGTGGTTCAGGTTATTATAATACTCCTACTTTAGGACAATTTCAAGATAACCAACCAGGTATATATTTTGATAACTACGAAATGGCCCATTTTAGATTGTTAACAGATGTTAACTATTTACCTTATGGTCGTTCGTACTTAGAACCAGCTCGTCGTATCTTTAAACAATACGTGTTAATGGAAGATGCTATGCTAATTCATAGAATTTCACGTAGCCCAGACCGTCGTACTTTTTATATTAACGTAGGTTCAATTCCACCAAACGAGGTTGAAAACTTCATGCAGAAAACAATTTCTACAATGAAGCGTACTCCATTAATGGATAACCAAACTGGTGAGTACAACTTAAAATACAACATGCAAAACTTATTGGAAGACTTTTATATTCCAATTCGTGGTAATGATACTACAACTAAAATTGAAACTCAACCAGGTTTAAATTATGATGGTATTCAAGATGTTACTTACTTACGTGATAAATTATTTGCTGCCCTTAAAGTGCCAAAAGCATTTATGGGTTATGATAAAGATTTAAGTGGTAAAGCAACATTAGCAGCTGAAGATATTAGATTTGCTCGTACAATTGATAGAATTCAACGTATTACATTATCTGAATTATATAAAATTGCATTAGTACATTTATACTCACAAGGTTATACAGGCGAGGAATTAACTAACTTTGAGTTAGATTTAACAACTCCATCAATTATCTACGACCAGGAAAAAATTGCATTATTAACTCAAAAGGTTGATTTAGCTCAAAAGATTATGGAAGCTAAATTATTACCTACAGATTGGATCTATGATAATGTATTCCACTTTAGCCAGGATCAATATGATGAATATAGAAACTTGTTAGCTGAAGATCAAAAACGTACATTCCGTTATAATCAATTAATGGAAGAAGGTAACGATCCTAAAGTAACAGGTAAATCATATGGTACACCACACGATTTAGCATCATTATATGGTAAAGGTAGAATGTATGATCAACCAGATAATGTACCTGTAGGATATGGTAGTGATTTAGAATTAGGTCGTCCTGAAGAAAAAGCAACAGATCGTAATACTCAAGATGATAATTTTGGAAAAGACAGATTAGGCGCTAAAGGTATGAAAGATGACGATAATGAATCGGATTCAATTCGCCCACAATATAAAGGCGGTTCACCGTTAGCTTTAGAGGCAAAACAAGTATATCTTAAAAATAAATCTTTAATTGAAGGTTTAGTTAAAAGAGTATCACTTGAAAATCCTAAAGCGGAAGAATCGCTATTAGACGAAAAACAAATCAGAGAATAAAAATCCTTATATATTTATAACAAAACCTCGAGAATGAATATAAAACATTCCAAGTATAAGAATACAGGAATTCTATTTGAATTATTGGTAAGACAAATTACCGCTGATACATTATCAGGTAATGATTCAAAAGCAACCGGTATACTTAAAAAATACTTTGTAAAAACGGAATTAGGTAGAGAATACAAATTGTATGAAACTTTATCTAAACATAAAAATTTAACTGAAGGCAAGGCCGAAGTAGTGATTAATTCCGTTATTGAGTCATCTAAAAACCTTAATAGAGGTGCTTTAAAAAGACAAAAATATAATTTAATTCAAGAAATCTCTAAGTATTACAATTTAGATGAATTCTTTACCACTAAATTACCGAGCTATAAAGTACACGCGGCACTATACACTCTATTAGAGATATATAACAGCGAAAATTTATCTAACCCAGACCAAATTATCAATAATAAAATTGCTATTTTGGAAAGTTTAACAACACGCGCTGTTAATAAACAAAAAGTGGAAGACGATTTAATGACTGAATTCCAATCATATGATAAGGATTTACGTATTTTAACATACCGAGTATTATTAGAAAAGTTTAATGGCAAATATGCATCATTAAATGATAATCAAAAATCAGTATTAAAAGAATTTATCAATTCAATTGATTCAACTCCTAAATTGAAAGAATTTTATAATACTAAAATTAACGAGATTAAAGCTGAATTAACTACATTAGCTAAAAAAGTTACTGATAAAGTTGTTAAAATTAAATTGAATGAAGTTAACAATATGTTGTTACCTTTAGGCAAAGTGGCTAAAGTAGGTAATGATGATTTAGTTAACTTATTGCAATATTACGCACTTTTAGAAGAACTTGAAAAGGCAAATGGCTAAGTATAAATTAAAGGAGATTGAAGTAGGAGATGTACAAGTAAAAGGTGGAAATAAATCAACCGTTACTGCTATTGACCCAACTACTGGTGCTATATCATGGGATGTAACAACTGTTCCAGAAATGGATACTACCTTTAAGAAATTTGCTCAATTAAGAGATTATATTGAACAATTATCAGCTGATAAAAAAGAGGATCCTAAATTTAGAGAAATTGCTAAAAAAGTAATTGCTACTTTTAATGATTTTAGAACACATTTGAGAACAAATTATCCAGATGAATACCAAACATTTAAAAGCGTAGCAGAAGATTTAGCAAATACATTAAATGAAGAATCAACAATAGCTTCTAATTCATTTTTTACATCAGGTGGCGAAGGTGAAAATCATACAGGTCCATCTCCTAGAAAATCAACTTATGGAGCTTATACGCAAGCTGGATATAAAAAAGTAGCAGAAGGTCCTGGAGCAACATTTGGTCCTGGCCCATCAGCAGGTCCAGAAGGTGTTGATAATAACATGTATGTTAAAAAGTTTAAATATAAAATAGTTGGTAAAGCAGGTGCTGAAAAAGCAGCAAAAGGATTACCAGCTGAATCTTTAAACGAAGCAAATACAGATGTTGAATCATATTTAGATGGTTTAAACATTACTGATGTAGATAAAAAAAAGTTCATTGCAGGCCGTATTTTAGGTTTTGATGAATTAGAAAGAAAGTTAAATGAGTTATTACCATTATTACAACAAGCAAAACATGAAACTATGGATTATTATAGAGCTAATCCAGATTCATTTAATGTAGTATATGGTACTGATTTAGCAAATGATTACGTAAACGACTTAATAGAATTATTCAAAAAATAAAAAAATGGCAACTATACCCGTAAACCCGTCCGCAGCATTATTAAGTGGATCAGCAAGCATAACTGGTTCATTCGCAGGATTTTCAGTAGCTCAAGCAGTTACATTCACTGGTTTAAAAGATTCTAATGGAACTAATTTAGCCGGAAGTGGATTAACATTCGCTTCAGGAGTAACTATACCATTATTCGTAACTAGTGCTTCTATATCAGCAGGAGCAATATTATTGTACCCTTAATATTTATAATAAAAATGGAAAAGACATTACAACAACAATATCAATTAATTAAAGAAGGTAAAGGTAATAAAGACCACTTCTTAAAAGTAGCAAAATACATGTTCCCTGAGTATATTACTTCAGGTAATGATTTTGATTCAACTGTTCATATCTTAAAAAGTAAAAGTCTTTTAAGTGAAGGAATTGGTGGTATTATTACACAATCACCAATCCAACCAGATTGGTTTAAAATTTTTAATACTAGTATTAAAGAAGCTATAGGTGTAAAAAATACTAAAGAATATGGTGATCAAAACGAATTTGAAAAACCAGCACCAGAAGTAGCTAAAGATTTAGCAAACCAATTCGATAACAATGATCCTAAAAACATTGACAATTTATATGGTCAATCATTTTTATTAGGTTATTTAACTGAAATGTGGGATGAAAAAAATGCTAATAAAACAGTAGGTGAATTAAAAGATATTGTAGCTAAAAATATGGCTAAAGATATTAATTATTACCACACAGAAGCATCATTTGGTGTTAAAGGAATTGGATATAAAAAAGATGTAGTTGGAGGCGGAGAACCAGTAGCACCTAAAGGTAAATACAAATCATCAGGATATGGTGATATACCTAAAGCTAAAACTGTTAAAGAAGGTTTAAATGAAGCTAAACGTGTTCCTGTTGCTGTTGAAATGAAAGAAGTAGAAAAATCATCTCAAGCAATTGCTTTAGAAGCAAAGTTAAATGCTATTGGTGAGGCTATTGAAAAACGTAAAGCAAAATTAGTATTTGCCGAATCAGAAGATTTAGTAGATATGATTGACCCAGCTATGGTTAAAACTCTTAATAAAGAAATCAAAGAACTTGAAAAACATAAAGCTAAAACTCAAAAAATCTATGAAAAGATGACAGGTAAAGCTAAAGAAGAAGAAATAATTGGTGAGGATAATGATATAATGAATTACTAATATGAAACAAGTATTAATAGAAACAATCCCGTTTTCTGTATCACCAATAAGTTTAACTGAAGGTTTAAAAGCACCTTCTGGTAATCCTATGGTTCAAGGAATACTTGCTACAGCTGAAGTAAAAAACGGGAATGGTAGATATTATCCTAGAGAAATTTGGGATAAAGAAATTGATAGATACCAAGAAGTTGTTAAAGAAAATAGAGCAACAGGTGAATTAGATCACCCTGATTCTACAATTATTAACCTAAAAAACGTATCTCATATCATTAGAGAAATTTGGTGGGATGGTGATAAAGTAATGGGTAAATTAGAAATTTTACCAACAGTATCAGGTAATATTTTAAAGGCACTTATAGATAATAACGTTATGGTAGGTGTATCATCTCGTGGTATGGGTTCATTAAAAGAAATGAATGAAGGTACACTAGAGGTACAAGACGATTTTGAATTATTATGTTGGGATTTTGTTTCAACCCCATCAAACCCAGGTTCATATATGAATTTAGTTAGAGAAGGTCTAGAAAATCCTAAAGAAAACCCATATTCAAAAGTAAACATATTATTATCGGAAATTTTATGTGCTAATGGTACATGCCCGATAATTTAAGACGCCTGCTACCTTAGGCAAATGCCCCTCCAAGAATAGGCTTCTTGGATAGACCCCTACAGAAATGTAGGGGTTTCTTTTTTCTTTTGCGCAACTGGCGACTTTAAAGAATCTTGATATATGTATCGGCATAATATGCGATCTTATATCGCATCAAGTTAACATAACTTATTACGCTTCGACAATCGTCAACAATAAGCGTATTTCCAACAACAATTAAATTTGAGGACAAATGACAAACAACAGAGATTTGCTTAAAGAAGCAATCGCAGATGCTAAAGCTGTTAAAGAAACTGCTATAGCAAATGCAAAAGCCGCTCTTGAAGAAGCCTTTACCCCTATGATGCAAGAAAAATTCGCTAGAAAAATTTCACAATTAGAGGAAGAGGATGAAACAGAAATGGTGAACACAATGAAAGAAGAAAGTCGTAAAGAACGCGGTGAAGTAGACAGCTACGAGTACGAAAAAGGAAAGAAAGCTGGTGAAAAAATGGAAGAAGCTGATTACAATAAAATGGAAGAAGCTGATGAAATCACAGGCGTAGATGAAATGGACTTGGAAGAACTTCTTAGAGAATTAGATGAAATGGAAAATGAATCCATGGAAACTATTCAAAAAGAAACAATGAATGAAGAAGAAGATCTTATTAACAATCCTGGAGGTGCAGGTAACTTACCTAAATCCCCAGACATGGTAGAAGAAGAAGAAGATTACAAAGACGAAGATGCAGACGGTGTTGAAGATTCAGAAGATGAAGAAATCGATATCGAAAACATGTCTGAAGATGATCTTAAATCATTCATTGAAGGAGTAATCGCTGACATGGTATCTGCTGGGGAACTAGAAGGTGGCCATGAAGGTATGGAAAATGAAGAAGGTGAAGAAGAAGGTGAAGAAGAAGAATCTAGTGAAGAAGAAATCAGTATTAACGAATTAATGAACGAGTTAATGTCTGGATTAAACGAAAAGAAAAAGTACGGTGGAAATAAAGGAGACGTTCCTGCTGCTAAACGTGGTAAAATTAAAAAAGATACTGCAGAAGAAGAAGGCGTTGAAGACTACAAGAAAAAAGTTGAAAAAATGGAAGAAGAGTTAAAAGAAGCTTATGCTGCTCTTGAAACCGTTAAAACTGATTTAAATGAAGTTAATTTGTTAAACGCTAAGTTACTTTACACTAACAAAATCTTTAGAGCTAAAAACTTAACCGAATCACAAAAAGTAAAGGTATTGGCAGCATTTGATAAAGCAGCTACTACTAAAGAAGCTAAATTAGTATTCGAAACATTATCAGAAGGATTAAATGAAAAGAAATCATCTGTTAACGAATCAATGATTGGTGGTGCTTCTAAAGTAGCAGGTATTGCTCCAACAAAGAAACCAATTCTTGAAGTAAATAACCAATTTGCTAGATGGCAAACATTGGCAGGAATTACAAAATAATTTTAACAACAACTAAAAAAACAACTTAAAAAAATGTCACAAGTAAATCAATTACTCGAATCGGCAGCTGGATCTTGGAAAAATCTCCAATCTGATGCTGCTAAATTAGCCGGAAAATGGGCTAAAACAGGCCTTTTAGAAGGCTTAACCGAGCTTGACAAAAATAACATGTCAATCATGTTAGAAAACCAAGCTAAACAATTAGTAACTGAAAACAATACTATCTCTTCTAACTCTTCATTCACTTCAGGTGGACAAGGTGAGAACTGGGCTGGTATCGCGTTACCTTTAGTAAGAAAAGTATTCGGTACTATCGTAGCTAAAGAATTCGTTTCAGTTCAACCTATGAACATGCCTTCAGGACTAGTGTTCTTCTTAGATTTCCAATATGGTAACTCTAAGACTCCATTTACTCAAGGTCAATCATTGTATGGTAACAGAAACACAGCTTCTCAATTCCCATTCTCTACTCCAGCTGCTGTAGGTGGTTTATATGGTGGACCAGAAGGTCGTTTCACTTACGCAACTAACCAATTTACAAGTTCAGCTGTTCCTGTAACAAGTTCAGCTAACGGTGCTGCTGTTACTGTAGCTGCTAGTACAGCTTCTATTGTAGATGCTACATGGGCTGAATTAAACTTTGATTCTGATTACTCACAATCAATCGTTAATGGTCAAATTGCTAAATTTACTTTAACTACAGCTTCATTGTACATCCCTTCATTTGATCAGGATGCAGTTCGTGGTTTCGTAGTTTCAGGTACTTTAGATGGTGGTGTATTAAACCCAGCTAACTTATTACCTGCTTTCACTACTTACAACTACACAGCTGGTACAATTTCATTCTTCTTTACTGCTTCTGCAACTTATGCAGCAACATCAGGTTCAGCAGTTGTATTTTATGAAAAATCAACTTCACAAGATGGTATCAACGTTACTTCAGGTAACAACGAAGCATCTGCTGTAGGTGGTAACCAATCAGGTCGTGGTGATTTCGAAGCTTCAGGTTCTTTCTCAGTACCTGCTAACTACTCTAACACTACTCAAATCGTTATCCCTGAGATCAATGTTAGAATGCAATCACAACCAATCTCTGCTAAAACTAAAAAGTTAAAAGCAGTATGGACACCTGAATTTGCGCAAGATTTAGCTGCTTACCAAAACATCGATGCAGAAGCTGAATTGACTAACATCATGAGCGAGTACATTTCAATGGAAATTGATTTAGAAATCTTAGATATGTTAATCGAAGATGCAGCTGCTGATACTGAATACTGGTCAGCTATTAACAACACTGTTTACGCAAATGGTGCTTTCGCTACTCAAGCTTCAGGTTTCTACAACACACAAGGTCAATGGTTCCAAACATTAGGTACTAAAATCCAAAAAGTATCTAACAAGATCCATCAATTGACTTTACGTGGAGGCGCTAATTTCTTAGTTACTTCTCCAACAGTAGCAACTATCTTGGAATCAATCCCAGGATTCGCTTCTACTTCAAATGGCGAAGCTGATCAAATGGAATACGCTTTCGGTGTACAGAAAATCGGTACAGTTAACGGTCGCTACAAGGTTTACAAAAATCCTTACATGACTGAAAACTTGATTTTAATGGGTTACAGAGGTTCACAATTCTTGGAAACAGGTGCTGTGTTTGCTCCATACATTCCGTTAATCATGACTCCATTAGTGTACGATCCAGAAACATTTACACCTCGTAAAGGTTTATTAACTCGTTACGCTAAGAAAATGTTACGTCCTGAATTCTATGGTAAAATCTACATCAGTGGATTAAATACTATCTAATTTAGAGATAACATAACTTAAAGAAGCCCCGAGAAATCGGGGCTTTTTTTTGTTCTTTCTGTACTAGTATAGGTCTATATAATATGTATAGTAAATAACAATTAATTAGTTACAAATGAAAGAAACCCCAAGTCAGTTACCTTTACAGAGTTATGTAATGAACTTCCCATTCTCTTTGTCTACTTCAGATCCAAATAACATTTGGATGCAAGAATTAACAGACGAAGAATTAGCTATTAACCGTCCTAAAGCTTACAAACAATTTATGGATTTGTATAACTTTGTTGCAGGCGGTTCTTTAACGTATTTACTACCATCAGAAGGCAACTTCCAGGATCAGGTGTACGTTGCTAATTTAGGTATTTATTTACCACATATTAAGGATGAAAACCACATTATCTTATCGAACTTTACCTCGGATCCTCGCAAAGGCGAAGAACAAGTAGGTGAAAAATTCTTTAATCAAATGGGTTATAAAACAGCAATCTCTCCATACAAATGGGAAGGTGAAGCTGATTTAAAATATCTTTATGATAACGTTTATATTGGTGGATACGGTATCCGTTCAAACATTAAAACATATGAATGGATGGAAGAAAATTACGGTATGGATATTCTTAAAGTAGCTATGGTTGATGAATATTTGTATCATTTAGATTGTTCTATATTTGCATTAAACCAAGATCAAACATTAATTTGTACGGAATTGTATGATGAAGATGAAATTAAGATGTTAGAAAAACATACGGAAATTATTGATATTGATGTTGATGATGCTTTAGGTGGATTAACAAATTCTGTAAGAATGGGTAACATGATTTTATGTGCTTCAAACATTTCAGAAATGAAAAAATCACATGAATACTATGCTGGTGAAAAACATAAATTAGAAACATTAGAAAAGATTTGTGGTGATGCTGGAATGGAACCTGTTATTTTTAATCTATCAGAATTTATGAAATCAGGTGCTATGTTATCTTGTATGATGATGCATTTGAATAGAGTTGACCATTATAAAACTTTACTATAATGGCTCAAACTTTAACAGAATGGCTAAATGGAGAAGTTAAACAACTTCAAAAAATGCCTGTTGGGGAATTATCTAATACATTTTTCTTTAGAGACCCAATCCGCCCAAACCATATTGATCATGAACATTTCTATTCACCAGCTGATGGAACTATTTTATACCAAAAATTCATTAAGGATCCTAAAGAACCTGTAGTTGAAATTAAGGGTATGAATTATACTCTTCAGGATGTAGTTGGCGATGAGGACTATAATAAACCGTCGTTAGTTATCGGTATATTTATGTCATTTTACGACGTTCACATCAACCGCATACCCTATGGAGGTGTGTTAACATATAAACCACTAGACGCTATACAATCGACTAATAAACCGATGTTAGCAGTGGAAAAAGATATCCTAAATAAAGTTATTAATCCTAATAATATGGATTATCTTAAGTATAATGAACGTATGTGGAATAAAGTTTATTCTCCATCATTAGATTATACTTATTATCTGATACAGATAGCTGATGAGGATGTAAACGTAATTGCTCCTTTCACAAATTCACAATATGATATATTTGCTCAAAATGAGAGATTTTCTTTAATTAGATGGGGGTCACAAGTCGATTTAGTACTTCCATTGGATGAACGATTCGATTTTGACCTTGTTTTAGATGACCATATGCATGTTAATGCTGGTTTAGACAAGTTAGTTAAAATTAATTTTAAAAATTATGAATCAACCAAATCACCACGAAGATGATATCTTCAAAGAAAAAAGAAAACCTAAAAATCCGATTAAATTTAAAATTCAATTAAACGAAGAGCAAAAACAAGCCAAAGCAAAAATATTAGATAGTACAATTACCCTACTAGCAGGTTCTGCTGGTAGCGGTAAAACGCTATTAGCTTGTCAAATTGGTCTAGAAAAATTGTTTATGAGAGATGTTGATAAAGTGATTATCACTAGACCAACAGTATCTAAAGAAGAAATTGGATTCCTACCAGGTGATTTACGTGAAAAAATGGATCCTTGGGTTCAACCAATTTATCAAAACATGTATTTACTTTATGATAAAGAAAAAGTAGAAAAATACATAAACGATGGTTTTATAGAAATTGTACCTGTTTCATTTATGAGAGGTAGAACATTTGTAAACTCTGTAGTAATTGTAGATGAAGCTCAAAACGTTACTCACGAACAAATGGAAATGATCGTTACCCGTATTGGTAAAGGATCAAAAATGATCATTTGTGGAGACGATAACCAGGTAGATTTAAAACAAAAACGCGATTCTGGATTTAAATTCTTATATTCAGCTTCTAAAAAAGTTAAAAACTTAGAGGCAATATCTTTAAAACAAAATCATAGAGATCCTATTGTAGAAGATTTAATTAATCTATATAATGATGCATATGAGCAAGGTTTAAGTTTAGGAAATTCGGGTACTACAGGAAGTTCTAAAAGATAGGAATGAAACATAGCTTTTCAATATTTATAATTAAAAAGCATGGCAACTTTCACTTCCCAAATATTTGAGATTTTAACATTAAACGGAGACAATGTAGGATCTTCTGTTACTCAAACAATTAATAATATTAATTACGTAGATAATAGAATCCTTAGCGTCCCAACTGGTTCAGTTACAACATTATTTTCAATGGATTCAGTACCAGGTGCTGGAACATTTGTAACTAGTAGTATTCAATATGTTAGAATAACTAATAATTCAACTGTTACACCAATTAAATTAATTGTATCGTCTTCAACAGAAGCTATGAGTTATTTAATTGCTACTGGTAGTTCATATATGATATCTACAAGTAAAATGACAGGAAGTGTAAGTGTTAATACTAGTAGCTTTAATTTTAGTGATATTCAATCAGTTAAAGTTCAACCATCAAGTAGTGCTGCGAGTATAGAATATTACATTGTAACAACCTAATAAAAAATTATGGCAAACATTCCAATTTGGCCTGGTTCATCTTCATTTGCGCAAGTATCAGCATCTTATTATGCTACACCTAGCACATGGCCACCTCCAACCCCTTTTGGGTTTTATGATAGTGATTCACAATTTCAATCAGATGCTAATAAAGTAGCTAACTTTTGTGCGTTGCGTTTAGGATATCCTATTGAAAACGTAGAATTACAAGATATTAACTTTTGGGCTGGATTTGAAGAAGCTGTAACAATATATGGAAACGAATTATATGCTTTTCAAACTAGAGATAACTATTTAACTTTAGAAGGAGCTCCAACATCTGTTGATGTTAATGATGATATTATTACTCCTTCAATGGCTAATATTGTTAGATTGTCTCAACAATATGGTGAAGAAGCAGGTGCAGGTGGTAACATAAACTGGCTAAAAGGCAGATTACCTTTAATTCCAGGACAACAACGTTATGATTTATCAAAATGGGCTGAAGATGAAGGAATTGTAGGTGGAATTGAAATTAAAAATGTATATTATCAAGCACCTCCAGCAATCAATCAATTATATTCTCCTGCTTTATTAGCAGGACAAGGTGGTTTAGGAGGTGTTCCTGCTGCTGGTTTATATGGATTTGGATATGGTTCTGCTACTTATTTAATGATGCCTACAAGTTTTACTATGCAAAACATGCAGGCCATTGAAATGATGAACCAAGTAACACTTTCAAATTATACATTTAATATTGTAAATAATATTATTTCTGTATTCCCTGTACCAGGTACTGGTGCTTTTGGAGAAGATGGATTTGAAGGTGGATTAGATTATGGAATTTATTTAGTATTTGATTTTATTAAAATTCAAGATAGACTAGACTCAGCGTTTGGAGATGGTACTAATAAAATTTCAAATACATCAAATGTACCTTATGTAAATCCAACATATTCTAAAATTAATTCAATTGGTAGAAGTTGGATCTTTGAATATACTTTAGCTAGAGCTAAAGATGCTTTAGGATTAGTAAGAAACAAATATTCAACAATCCCAATTCCAGGATCAGAAGTAACATTAAATGGAGATAATTTAGTTTCATCTGCTGCTACAGAAAGAGAAGCATTAATTGTAAGATTAAGAGAATATTTTGATCAAACATCACGTCAAGCATTACTTGAAAGAAGACAAGCAGAATCTGTAGCTAGAGTTGCTGAAATTAATAACGTACCAATGACAATCTTTATAGGATAATATGGCATTATACGGTGAGGCAAGAGATATAAGTATGTTCCGAAAAGTCAACCGAGAGTTGATGGGGAATATTATATCTCAAGAAGTAATATTTTACAAATATAATGTAGCTAATACAACAGTTAACATGTATGGGGAAGCATCAGAAGGAAGAACATTTTCTGATCCTGTTATATTATTTGCTTTAGTAGAGTTAGGATCTCCTGAATCTCCTACAAGTGATTTAGGTGTTGATTTTACTTGGCCTATAACTTTTAGATTTTTAAAGGATGATTTATTAAGTCCTACTTTAGATTACAATATTAGTATGAGTTTTGGTTCTAACCTAAACCCACTTCCAGGAAATTATGGAGCTAATCTTCAACCAGCAGTAGGTGATGTTATTCATTATCAAAATGGATATTGGGAAATAGATAATACTTATGATACCCAATATTTTACAGGTAAAAATCCTTCATATCCTAATAATGATGCTGATGGAGATAATCCATTAAACCCAGGTTTAGATAAATTTGGTTATAGTGTAGAAGTAAGATGTGATTGTCATTATGTACCATCGGATCGTGTTAATATCATATTATCAAGAATGTAATGGCTAAAACTAGATTAAATAAACCAACTCCAAAAACACAAAGAGAAATTAGTGTTGAGCAACATAAATCAACTTATGTTCCTGCTGGTAATCCTAATTATGATGATCCTAATGTTAAACCTATTAGTAGAGCATTACAAACTTCATTTAAAGGAGATAATGTAAAACCATTTAGTATTGGTATCCAAGATATTGATGAAGCTGTATTTTATTATTTTGAAAATGTAATACAACCTTCAGTTACACAAAATGGTCAGCGTTTACCTGTTCCTGTAATTTATGGTTCTCCTGAAAAATGGAAATCATATCAAAAGGATGGTTATTATAGAGACCAAAATGGTAAAATTATGGCTCCTTTAATCATGTTTAAACGTGATTCATTAGAAAAAAACAGAAGTATAGGTAATAAATTAGATGCTAATAACCCTCATAATTACAGTGTTTCTACTAAAAAATATGATCCAAGAAATTCATACGATAATTTTAAAGTATTAAATAATAGAACTCCTGAAAGACAATTCTATGCAACTGTAATTCCGGATTATATTACTATTACTTATACATGTATTGCTTTTACATATTATGTAGAACAATTAAATAAAATAGTAGAAGCAATTGAATATGCTTCAGATGCTTATTGGGGTGATCCTCAACGATACAAATTTAAAGCAATGATTGATTCATTTGGGTTCCAAACTGAATTAGTTAATAACGATGAACGTATTGTAAGAAGTACTTTTAATATAAAATTAAATGGATATATCGTTCCAGAAATTTTACAAAAAGATATAAATTCATTAAAAAAATATACAGACATTACAAAGGTACTTTTTTCAATCGAAGCTTCTTCAGTCGATGCCCTATATACAGGTCAAGATAATGGGGATGGAACTATTACAGAAAAAGAAACATTAAAATCTTTAGAAAATCAAAAAAGAACCGGATTGATACCTTAGTTTGTCATATTTATAATGGATAAAACCTAAAAATAAATAATGGCCATAGTTAGATTCCTTGACCAAGTTCCTGTTGGTGTATATAATGTAGACCCCAATAATGGAAGTGGTACTATTGATATATATCAAAATGGTACGCTAGTAAGTTCTAGTGTACCCTACATTAACTTTAGTGGTTCAGTTCAACTATCATCTTTTGATACAACTGGTGTTACTGTATTTGTAACCAGTTCAGCAACCTCAGGATTTCCATTCTCAGGTTCAGCTGTAATTACTGGATCTTTAGTAATTTCAGGATCAAATCCTTTCTTTGTAGTAGGATTACCTGAATTAAATACAAATTATGTTGTAACTTATAACCCAATAAGTGGCCAATTTGGATATGTAAATACAACTTCAGGAACAAGTGGTGTTTCTGGAACTTCAGGTACAGCAGGTATATCAGGTACTTCAGGTACAAGTGGTACCTCAGGACAAAATGGCACATCAGGCACTTCAGGTATTAATGGCACTTCAGGTATATCAGGAACTTCAGGCGAAAACGGAACATCAGGCACTTCAGGTACAACAGGTAATGATGGTACATCAGGTATAAATGGCACATCAGGAACTTCAGGCGAATCAGGAACTTCAGGTACAACTGGTTCAAATGGCACTTCAGGAATAAATGGCACATCAGGCGAATCAGGTACAACTGGTTCAAATGGCACTTCAGGAAATAACGGCACATCAGGAACTTCAGGTGAAAGCGGAACTTCTGGTACAACTGGTTCTAATGGAACTTCAGGTGAAAACGGAACATCAGGTACAAGTGGAATAAGCGGTACTTCAGGAACTACAGGTTCAAACGGAACGAATGGTGAAAATGGTACTTCAGGTACTAGTGGAATAAGCGGTACTTCAGGTATAACAGGTACTAACGGTACTTCAGGCGAAAACGGAACATCAGGTACTTCAGGAATTTCAGGAACTTCAGGTTCTAATGGTTCAAACGGTACATCAGGTATTAATGGTACATCAGGCGAATCAGGTACAACTGGTTCAAATGGCACTTCAGGTGCTAATGGTACATCAGGTACTTCAGGTGAATCAGGTACTTCAGGCATAACAGGAACATCAGGCACTTCAGGAGTAAACGGTACATCAGGTACATCAGGTATTAATGGCACTTCAGGTACAAGTGGAGAAAATGGTACATCCGGTACTTCAGGTACAACTGGAACATCTGGTTCTTCAGGAACTAACGGTACTTCAGGAATATCTGGTTCAAGTGGTACATCAGGTACATCCGGTATTAATGGCACTTCAGGTGCTACAGGTACTTCAGGTACTTCAGGTGCTGATGGTACTTCTGGTACTTCAGGAATTAATGGCACATCAGGAACTTCAGGCGAAAATGGTACCTCAGGAACCTCAGGCGAAAGCGGTACTTCAGGAACTACAGGTTCAAACGGTACATCAGGTATATCAGGAACTTCAGGAACTGCTGGTTCAAATGGAACTTCAGGTGAAAACGGTACGTCAGGTACGTCAGGTATATCAGGTACTTCAGGTTTAACAGGAACTTCAGGAACATCTGGAGAAAATGGAACATCAGGTACAACAGGTACTAATGGTACTTCAGGTTTAACAGGTACATCAGGTACAAGTGGCGAAAGTAGTACAAGCGGTACATCAGGTACAAGTGGAACATCAGGTACAACTGGTTCTAATGGCACTTCAGGTGAAAATGGTACATCAGGTACTTCAGGTGAAAATGGAACATCAGGTACATCAGGTATTTCAGGTACATCAGGAACTTCAGGTTTAAACGGTACTTCAGGCGAAAACGGTACATCAGGCACTTCAGGCGAAAGTGGTACTTCAGGTACAACAGGTTCAAATGGCACTTCTGGTGAAAATAGTACATCAGGTACATCAGGCATTTCTGGCACATCCGGAACCACAGGTTCAAATGGCACTTCAGGCGAAAATGGTTTAAGTGGCACATCAGGTATATCAGGAACTTCTGGTACAACTGGTTCAAACGGTACATCAGGCGAAAACGGCACATCAGGAATTTCAGGCGAATCAGGTACTTCAGGTACAACAGGTTCTAATGGCACTTCAGGTGAAAATGGTACTTCAGGTGAAAGTGGTACATCAGGAACTACAGGTTCTAACGGAACAAGTGGTGAAAATGGTACATCAGGTACTTCAGGAATTTCAGGTACATCAGGAACTACAGGTTCACATGGAACAAGTGGCGAAAATGGCACTTCTGGCATATCAGGCGAATCAGGCACTTCAGGAACTACAGGTTCTAATGGTACTTCAGGAGAAAACGGAATATCAGGTACAAGTGGAATAAGCGGAACTTCAGGCACAACTGGTTCTAATGGCACATCAGGAGAAAATGGCACTTCAGGTACATCAGGTGTAAGCGGTACTTCAGGTTCAACTGGTTCTAACGGAACTTCAGGCGAAAATGGTACAAGTGGTACATCAGGCGAAAGCGGTACTTCAGGTTCAAATGGTACCTCAGGTATAAATGGTACTTCAGGTACATCAGGTGAATCTGGTACTTCAGGCGAAAGTGGTTCAACTGGTACATCAGGTACTTCAGGCGAATCAGGTTCAAATGGTTCTTCAGGAACTTCAGGTAAAAGTGGTTCAAATGGCACTTCTGGCACATCAGGCGAATCAGGTTCAACAGGTACTTCAGGTACAAGTGGTGAAAATGGTTCAACAGGTACATCAGGAATTTCAGGTGAAAGTGGTTCAACAGGAACAAGTGGTACCTCAGGCGAAAGCGGTACTTTAGGTACATCAGGCGAATCAGGAACTTCAGGTTCTAATGGTTCTTCAGGCACTTCAGGAATAAATGGCACATCAGGTACATCAGGCGAAAGTGGTACTTCTGGTACAACAGGTTCAAATGGTACTTCAGGTGAAAATGGTACTTCAGGAACTTCAGGCGAATCAGGTACTTCTGGTACAACAGGCTCAAATGGAACTTCAGGTATAAATGGTACTTCAGGAACTTCAGGCGAAAGCGGTACATCAGGTACTACTGGTTCAAACGGAACTTCAGGCGAAAATGGTACAAATGGTATATCAGGTATAAGCGGTACCTCAGGTACAACTGGTTCTAACGGAACAAGTGGAGAAAATGGTTCTTCAGGAACTTCAGGAATTTCAGGCGAAAGCGGGTCAAACGGTTCTTCGGGTACATCAGGTGAATCAGGAACTTCGGGTACATCAGGTGAATCAGGAACTTCAGGAACATCTGGTTCTTTAGGAACATCAGGTGAATCAGGTACATCAGGTGAATCAGGTACATCAGGTTCATCAGGTACAAGTGGTGAAAATGGAACAAGTGGTATTTCAGGTGAATCAGGAACTTCAGGTTCAACAGGTTCTAATGGAACAAGCGGTGATAATGGAACTTCAGGTACAAGCGGAATAAGCGGTACATCTGGAACTACAGGTACTTCAGGTACAAGTGGTGAAAACGGTACTTCAGGTACATCAGGTGAATCTGGTACTTCAGGTACAAATGGTACATCAGGCGAATCAGGTACTTCTGGTACTAGTGGAATAAGTGGTACATCAGGTACTACTGGTTCTAATGGAACATCAGGCGAAAATGGTACAAGTGGTACATCAGGCGAAAGCGGTACTTCTGGTACAACAGGTTCAAATGGTACTTCAGGCGAAAATGGTACAAGTGGTACATCAGGCGAAAGCGGATCAAACGGTTCTTCAGGAACTTCAGGCGAATCTGGTTCAAACGGTTCTTCAGGAACTTCAGGCGAATCCGGTTCAAACGGTTCTTCAGGAACTTCAGGTATAAATGGATCAAATGGCACATCTGGTATTTCAGGTGAAAGCGGATCAAATGGTTCTTCAGGTACTTCAGGTGAAAATGGTACATCAGGTACAAGTGGTATAAGTGGTACATCAGGTTCTAACGGTTCAAATGGAACAAGTGGTGAAAATGGTACAAATGGCACATCAGGCGAATCAGGCACTTCAGGTACAACTGGTTCAAATGGCACTTCAGGTGCTAATGGCACTTCAGGCACTTCAGGCGAATCAGGTACATCCGGTACTACTGGTTCTAATGGTACTTCAGGAGAAAACGGTACATCAGGCGAAAGCGGTACTTCAGGAACTACAGGTTCAAACGGAACGAATGGTGAAAACGGTACTTCAGGTACAAGCGGTGAATCAGGAACTTCTGGTACAACAGGTTCAAACGGAACATCAGGAGATAATGGTATAAGCGGTACTTCAGGCGAATCAGGTACTTCAGGTACTAGTGGTTCTAATGGAACAAGCGGTAATAATGGTACAAGTGGTACATCAGGTATAAGTGGTACCTCAGGTACAAATGGTTTAAATGGTACTTCAGGCGAAAATGGCACAAACGGTACTTCAGGCGAATCAGGAACTTCAGGTTCTAACGGTTCAAATGGAACTAGTGGCGAAAATGGTACATCAGGTACAAGTGGTGAATCAGGTACATCAGGTACAAATGGTTTAAATGGTACTTCAGGTGCTAATGGCACTTCAGGTACTTCAGGTGAATCAGGTACCTCAGGTACAACGGGTTCTAATGGAACCTCAGGTGATAATGGTACAAATGGCACATCAGGCGAATCAGGTACTTCTGGTACTAATGGATCAAATGGTACTTCAGGCGATAATGGTACATCAGGTACTTCAGGCGAATCAGGAACATCAGGAACATCAGGTGAAAATGGTACCTCAGGAGAAAACGGAACAAATGGCACATCAGGCGAATCAGGTACTTCAGGTACTAATGGTTCAAATGGCACATCCGGAGCTAATGGTACATCAGGTATAAGTGGTTTTAGTGAAACCTCAGGAACAAGCGGTACTTCAGGTACAACAGGTTCAAATGGCACATCAGGTGAATCTAGTTCTTCAGGAACAAGTGGTACATCAGGTGGATCAGGTTCAACAGGTTCATCAGGTACAAGTGGTGGAAGTGGAACTTCAGGTTCAGCAGGAACTTCAGGTGATAATGGTGATTCAGCTGGTTCTGGTAGTTCAGGTACATCAGGTACATCAGGTACTGCCGGAACAGCGGGTGAAAATGGTACCTCAGGAACATCAGGAGAAAGTGGCACATCAGGTACAACTGGTTCTAATGGAACAAGTGGTGAAAATGGTACTTTTGGCACATCAGGCGAAAGCGGTACCTCAGGAACTACAGGTTCTAATGGTACTTCAGGCGAAAACGGCACATCAGGTACAAGTGGTGAATCAGGAACTTCAGGTACAACAGGTTCAAACGGAACATCAGGAGATAATGGTATAAGCGGTACTTCAGGCGAATCAGGTACTTCAGGTACAATGGGTTCTAATGGAGTATCAGGAGATAATGGAACATCAGGTACAAGCGGTACATCAGGTACTGCTGGTTCAATAGGAACATCAGGTATTTCAGGTGCTGCAGGTATTTCAGGAGCAAGTGCAACAAGCGGTACTTCAGGTACAAGCGGAACATCAGGTATTAATAGCACTTCAGGTATTAATGGAACATCAGGTACATCAGGTATTTCAGGTACAAGTGGAACATCAGGTTCTACAGGTACTTCTGGTTTAGATGGATTTAATGGAGCTTCTGGTTTATCAGGTTCTTCAGGTTCAAATGGCACTTCAGGTACCTCAGGTGAAAATGGCACAAGCGGTACTTCAGGTACAGCAGGTTCTGCTGGAACATCAGGTGCTGACGGTGCTAATGGTACTTCAGGTACAAGCGGAACTTCAGGTACATCAGGTTCAACAGGTACTTCAGGAGCTGACGGTGCCGCAGGCACATCAGGAACTAGCGGAACTTCAGGTTCAACAGGTTCAAATGGTACTTCAGGTGCATCCGGTGAAAATGGCACATCAGGTACTTCAGGTACATCTGGTTCAGCAGGTACTTCAGGTGATAATGGCACTTCAGGTATAAGTAGCACATCAGGAACAGCAGGTTCATCAGGAACATCAGGAGCTGACGGTGCCGCAGGAACATCAGGTACTAGTGGAACATCAGGTTCAACAGGAACTTCAGGTGAATCAGGCGAAAGCGGTACTTCAGGTACAACAGGTTCTTCAGGTACATCAGGTAATAATGGCACATCAGGTACATCAGGCGAATCAGGAACATCAGGTTCTAATGGCTCAAATGGTACTTCAGGAAATAATGGCACATCAGGAACTTCAGGAATATCAGGCGAAAGTGGTTCAACAGGTACATCAGGTACATCAGGTGAAAGCGGTTCAAATGGTTCTAACGGAACTTCAGGTATAAATGGATCAAATGGCACTTCAGGTGAATCTGGTACATCAGGTGAATCAGGAACTTCTGGTACATCAGGTTTAACAGGTACATCAGGCACTTCAGGCGAAAGCGGTACTTCCGGTACAACTGGATCAAATGGAACTTCAGGTAATAATGGCACATCAGGTACAAGCGGAATAAGTGGCACTTCAGGTACATCAGGTTCAAATGGAACTTCAGGAGATAATGGTACAAATGGTACCTCAGGCGAAAGCGGTACTTCAGGTACAACTGGTTCAAATGGCACTTCAGGTGCTAATGGCACTTCAGGAACTTCAGGCGAAAGCGGCACTTCAGGTACAACAGGTTCAAATGGTACATCAGGTGATAATGGTTCTTCAGGTACATCAGGTATTTCAGGTACATCAGGAACTTCAGGTTCTAACGGTACTTCAGGCGAAAATGGTACAAATGGTACATCGGGTGTAAGTGGCACTTCAGGTACAACTGGTAGTGCAGGAACATCAGGTAATGATGGTATTTCAGGAATTTCAGGTACATCAGGTACATCAGGTTCAACAGGAACTTCAGGAGCTGCCGGTACATCAGGAACTTCAAATATAAGTGGCACTTCAGGAACTACAGGTTCCAACGGAACTTCAGGCGAAAAGGGCACATCAGGTACAAGCGGTGAATCAGGAACTTCAGGTTCAAATGGTTCAAATGGAACTTCAGGTGCTAATGGAACATCAGGTACTTCAGGTATAAGTGGTGAATCAGGCACAACAGGTTCAAATGGCACATCAGGTGCTAATGGTACTTCAGGAACCTCAAGCGAATCAGGAACATCAGGTACATCAGGTTCAAATGGAACTTCAGGAGCTGCCGGTGCATCAGGAATTTCAAATACAAGTGGAACTTCTGGTACAGCTGGTTCAGCAGGTACTTCAGGAGATGCAGGTGTATCAGGAATAAGCAGTACTTCAGGTACAAGTGGAACATCAGGTTCAACTGGTTCTAATGGTACAGAAGGTGCTAGTGGAATAAGTGCAATAAGCGGAACTTCAGGAACTTCAGGTTCTACAGGTTCAAACGGAACAGCAGGCCTTAATGGAACAAGTAACGTATCAGGTACAAGTGGAACATCAGGTTCTACAGGAACTTCAGGTGTAGTAGGTGATTCAGGAACTAGTGCAGTTTCTGGTACTTCAGGTACATCAGGTTCAAACGGAACTTCAGGAGTAGCAGGTGCTTCAGGAACTAGCGAAACATCAGGAACAAGCGGTTCATCAGGTTCAAATGGAACTTCAGGTGCAGCAGGTGCTTCAGGAGCTAGTTCAACATCAGGAACAAGCGGTACTTCAGGTACAGCAGGTTCAAGTGGTACATCAGGTATTTCAGGTGCTGCAGGTATTTCAGGAGCAAGTGCAACAAGCGGAACTTCAGGTTCAACAGGTTCAAACGGAACTTCAGGAGCAGCAGGTGTTAGTGCAGTTTCTGGTACTTCAGGTACAAGTGGTTCAGCAGGAACATCAGGTGCAGCAGGTGCATCAGGAACTTCAAATATAAGTGGTACATCAGGTACAACAGGTTCTACAGGTACTTCAGGAGATGCAGGTGCTTCAGGTGCTAGTAATACTTCAGGTACAAGCGGTACAACTGGTTCTACAGGAACAAGTGGTAATGCAGGTGGTAGTGGAGTAAGTAACACTTCAGGTACAGCCGGTACTTCAGGTACAGCCGGTACTTCAGGTGCATCTGTAGGTAGTGGTACATCAGGAACTTCAGGTTCATCAGGTACAAGTGGTGTATCAGGAGCAAGTGGTTCAAACGGAACAAGCGGCACCAGCGGTATATCAGGTAATGTTGGTACAAGCGGTACTTACGTGTCTATAATCGCAGGTACAGGTTTAACCGGTGGTGGTGCGCTATCAACAGATAGAACGCTTAGTATGAATTGGAACGGTACTACCAATGCTGGAGATATGGTAACATATAACAGTGGTAATCCAACTCCAATAAGCCAATTTAACTGGAATAGTACATTTTTAGCAGCAACAGCTGATATTCGCCCAACAGCAGATGGTACTTATAGATTAGGGGCAGCTGGTGCTTGTTGGTCAGAAGTTTGGGCTTACACATTTAATACTTGTGGTATATTTGAACAAAATCTTGCAGGTACTAATAAAGAAGAAAACGATAATCACATAACAGGTACCGTAATGGTATGGAAAGATGGTAAATTAATACCATGTAATAAAGAAAATGACCATATGAGAATGGGTGTAATGGTAAACGGAAAGGATCTTCCTATTGTACAAGGTGCTGAACCAGTACTTGTAGTTGGAGAAGTAAAAGAAGGTGATTACCTTGTAACTTCAAACAAAATAGGACATGCAAAAGCTATTACAAGAGAAGAAATGATTGCAAATAATTTACAAGACGTAAAATTCGCAATAGCTCTTGAAAATGGAACAGGTGAATCTTACACAATAAACGCTTATATTAATATTTAATATTAACATATGGGATTAAGAATATTCTCAGGTAGTATAATTCCTAGTGGATCATCTACTCAAGTAAGTATGAGTAATTTAGTAATGACAGGGTCTCAAAACCCTGTCATGCTGAATCTTTCTACTGACCAATCCCTAACAAATTTTGTTGTTTTTGGATCAACAGGTGGTTCAACAGGTAAAAATAATATACCTACAGGAGCTCAAGGAGCTCAAGGCCCTACAGGCCCTACAGGAAATACAGGCCCAACAGGTGGCGGTGGACCTCAAGGTAATCAAGGTGGTCAAGGTGCTCAAGGTTCAACAGGAAATACAGGATATCAAGGTCCTCAAGGATCTCAAGGAAATCAAGGCTCAACAGGCCCAGGAGGATTTACAGGTCCAACAGGTGGACAAGGTGCTCAAGGACCACAAGGTCCTTTAGGTAATCAAGGCCCTCAAGGTAACCAAGGTGGTCAAGGCCCTCAAGGTAATTTAGGTGCTTTAAATACAACAGCAGGTGGTCAAGGTTCAACTGGACCTCAAGGTGTTCAAGGACCACAAGGTGTAACAGGAAATACAGGAAATACAGGTCCTCAAGGTGTTCAAGGTGTTGGTGGAGGTAATGGTCAACCTGGATTTTTAGGCCCTACAGGCCCTACAGGCGCACCAGGTTCAACAGGAAATACAGGATATACAGGTCCAACAGGTGGACAAGGTTTTCAAGGACCACAAGGTGTAACAGGACCAACAGGACCAACAGGAGGTCAAGGTGGTACTGGCCTTACAGGTCAAACAGGTCCAGCAGGATTTTTTGGCCTACAAGGTTTTATAGGTCCAACAGGTCCTACAGGATTTACAGGTTCACAAGGTCCACAAGGTCCTACAGGCAATCCTGGTGGGCAAGGTGGTACAGGCTCAAAAGGTAATACAGGATTTCAAGGATTTCAAGGCCCACAAGGTAACACAGGACCAACAGGATATACAGGCCCACAAGGCCCTCAAGGTACTACAGGTAGTCCTGGTGTAACAGGATATACAGGTGTAACAGGTCCAGGAGGATTTACAGGTCCACAAGGCCCACAAGGTAATACGGGTCCAACAGGATTTACAGGCCCACAAGGTACACAAGGTACTACAGGCAATCCTGGTGGGCAAGGTGGTACAGGTTCACCTGGAAATACAGGATTTCAAGGTCCTCAAGGTAATACAGGTCCAACAGGTCCTATAGGATTTACAGGTCCACAAGGCCCACAAGGTACTACAGGTAATCCTGGTGGACAGGGTGGTACAGGTAGTCCTGGATTTACAGGTCCACAAGGTAGCCAAGGAGTTCAAAGTGCTGTTGTAGGCCCTCCAGGTCCACAAGGATTTACAGGTCCTACAGGTTCAACAGGTGGTCAAGGTGCTCAAGGACCTCAAGGTTCATTCCCTACAGGTAACCCAGGTGCTCAAGGTTCACAAGGTCCTCAAGGACCAAATACAGGTCCTACAGGATTTACAGGTCCACAAGGTCCTACAGGTGGTCAAGGCGCTGCAGGTCCACAAGGATTTCAAGGCCCACAAGGCCCTACAGGCGGACCAGGTCCTTTAGGTCCACAAGGATCTTTAGGTGCTGTAGGTGTTGCTGGTATAACAGTTGGTGCTCAAGGACCTCAAGGTTCATTTCCAACAGGTGCTCAAGGTTCTCAAGGTCCTACAGGAGGATCTGGTCCACTTGGTCCTCAAGGTAATCCAGGCCCTCAAGGTAATATAGGTAATCCTGGTGAAACAGGTGCTACAGGTCCTACAGGTAATTTAGGTCCTCAAGGAGCAACAGGTTCAGCAGGCCCACTTGGTCCTCAAGGTAATCCAGGCCCTCAAGGTAACCCAGGAGGTCAAGGCCCTCAAGGTGGTCCAGGCCCACAAGGATTTACAGGATTTACAAGCCCAGATGGTCCTACAGGACCTTCAGGTGGACCAGGTCCTCGAGGATTTCAAAGTGGTGCACGAGGTCCTCAAGGATTTAGAGGTCCATCATCTCCACAACCTACTGGATTTCCAGGTCCTACAGGAGCTCCGGGTATTTCAGCACCTACAGGTCCTCAAGGATTTACAGGTCGTACAGGTTCACAAGGTCCACAAGCATTTCCTTCATCTCCCGGTTTTCAAGGTGATACAGGTGCTCCATTAAACACAACTTATTCTAGTGGAATATCTGCTATATATTATAATAACGCCCAACAAACTTTTACAACTTCCGCTCAATATCTTCAATGGAATAATGGTCCTCCTACTGCAGATGGTTTTTCTTCAGATACTAATTATATTACTGCAGGATCAACATCCGATTATCCTTTTGAAATATTAGTAACAGGAAACTATTATATCCAATGGGCTTTTTCTTGTGTACAACCAGGTAGCAATGATGAAACTTATATTGGATATGATTATAATTCTACTGCCCCATTCCCAGCATGGAATACAGGAGGTAAAATTTATGGAAATACAGGTTACCATCAAAATACATGGGTAATGGGATGGGCTGGATATATTGATACTGGAAATTATGATCCTAGAATAATATTTCGTGAATGGACAGGAAATGGTGGTTGTACAGTAGAAAATGCAGTAGTATATATAATGTATATAGATTAAATATTTATAATAAAATGGGTTTAAAAATAACAGGAAATAGAATAATACCTTCGGGGTCTGTAACACAAGCTAAAGTTAGTTCTGCAGTTTTTACAGGTTCGGCTAATCCTATTATTAATACAATTACTACTAATGGTGTTTTAGAATCATATTTAGCAATTAATGCTACCGGTAGTGTTAGAAAAGTTGATAGCCAAATAGGATTTCAAGGTCCACAAGGATCTTTAGGTTCTCAAGGTTCTCAAGGTTCACAAGGTGGAACTGGTTTTACTGGCCCTACAGGTTTTACTGGCCCTACAGGTACAGGTGGCCCTACAGGTAATACAGGCCCAACAGGTAATACAGGCCCAACAGGTGGTGGTGGACCTCAAGGTTCACAAGGTGTAACTGGTTTTACGGGTTATACTGGTCCTGGTGGTCCAACAGGTAACACAGGTAATACAGGTCCTCAAGGAAACCAAGGTGATAGAAGTAATGTTACTACTTTAAAATATTATGTTTATTCTACACATAATGGAAATGGTACTACAACAGCTTATGCACCAAATGGATTTACTTTATACCCATTAAACGCAGCTCAATTTGATATTTTAACAAACGTTGCTTTATCCCCAGCTACAACATTAGCTGGTACAGGATCAATATCAGCATCAATAGGATTAGATTTTACAAATTATACAACATTAACAGCAGCAGGTGTTCCTGTTCCTAATAGTGGTGATTATTATGCATTTGCAGTTTATGGAAGTTTTACTCCTACAACAACAGGTACATATACATTTACTTGTGAAAGTGATGACTCAGCCGATTTATTTATAAATAATACATTTGTATGTGGATTTTATGGTGGTAGAGGTACACCTCCATTAGGAACAACAACAGGAAGTATTGCTTTAACAGCAGGAACAGTTTATAATTTCCGTGCTCGTATGCAAGAATATGCAGGTGGAGATGGTTTAAGAGTATTTTGGATTAAACCAGGCGGAACACCAGGTGTATGGATTCAAGATACAAGTGAATTAAGTAATAACTCTGGTCCATTTGGTCCATATGGACCTCAAAGTGGTGTCTCAGGCCCAGCAGGTTTAGCAGGTCCACAAGGTGGTACTGGTACTCAAGGTGTTCAAGGTCCAACAGGTCCTCAAGGTAGTCAAGGCAATCCAGGTGATCAAGGCAATCAAGGATCTCGAGGTAGTCAAGGTGGAACAGGTAATACTGGAGGTCAAGGTGGACAAGGTTCTACTGGTCCAACAGGAAATACAGGACCTCAAGGTGCTCAAGGCCCAACAAGTGGTGTTCAAGGTCCTCAAGGTGGTCAAGGTGGTCAAGGTGGTCAAGGTGCTAGTGGTGGTCCTGGACTTACAGGTCCCTCACCAACTGGTGGACCAGGTGCTCAAGGATTTCAAGGCCCAACAAGCGGTGTTCAAGGTCCACAAGGTCCTCAAGGTATAACAGGAGATACTGGTTCAACAGGAAATACTGGATTTACAGGTCCCTCACCAACTGGTGGACCAGGTGCTCAAGGATTTCAAGGTCCTCAAAGTGGTACTCAAGGTCCACAAGGTGGTCAAGGTAGTCAAGGAGGAACAGGACCAACAGGAAACAATGGATTTACAGGTCCCTCACCAACTGGTGGACCAGGTGCTCAAGGATTTCAAGGCCCAACAAGTAGTGTTAGAGGTCCACAAGGTCCTCAAGGTAGTACTGGTTCTACAGGATCACCAGGATTTACAGGTCCACAAGGTCCCTCACCAACTGGTGGACCAGGAGCTCAAGGATTTCAAGGCCCAACAAGCGGTGTTCAAGGTCCTCAAGGACCTCAAGGTACTACAGGTTCACAAGGTTCATTAGGACCACAAGGTAATCAAGGTCCTCAACCTCCCGGAGCTCAAGGTCCTCAAGGTGGACAAGGTCCTCAAGGCCCAAATACAGGTCCTACAGGAAATCCAGGTGGTCAAGGTCCTCAAGGTAGTCAAGGTGTAACAGGATTTACAGGATATATAGGCCCACAAGGTAGTACAGGTGGACCAGGTCCTTTAGGTCCACAAGGTCCTACAGGTCCTACAGGATCACCAGGTATAACAGTTGGTGCTCAAGGACCTCAAGGTTCATTTCCAACAGGTGCTCAAGGTCCTCAAGGACCTCAAGGTGCACAAGGTGCTACTACAGGTCCTTCAGGATTTGCAGGTGGCCAAGGTGGTCCAGGTCCTTTAGGTCCTCAAGGATTTCAAGGTCCATTTCCAACAGGTGCTCAAGGTCCACAAGGTCCTTTAGGTCCACAAAGTGGTTCTCAAGGTGGTCAAGGTCCTCAAGGTGGAACAGGACCTCAAGGTGCTCAAGGTATTCAAGGCCCAAGCCCAGCAGGTGTTCAAGGACCTCAAGGATTTACAGGTCCAACAGGTCCTCAAGGTTTTATAGGTCCTCAAGGTCCTTTAGGACAAGATGGACCAACAAATATATCTCCAGGACCTCAAGGTGGTCCAGGTCCTCAAGGTAATACAGGAAACCCAGGACCTCAAGGTTTTACTGGTCCTCAAGGAGATCCGGTTACAGGTCCTCAAGGATCTCAAGGTGGTACAGGTCCTACAGGTACAAGTCCTGGACCTTCAGGTGCTCAAGGTCCTCAAGGTCCTACAGGTGCTCAAGGTCCTTCAAGAGCATTAGGTCCACAAGGCCCACAAGGTTCTCCAGCTACAAATCCAGATAATTTATGGGGTGGTAATAATTATGTAGTATTAACAGGTGCATTAGGAAGTTCTTTTTCTACTCAACAATATCCTGCTTTAAGTACGCTAAGTAGTGCTAATTGTAATTTTGCTTATTCTTTTGGTTATACAAATACTGGAGATGATACATTAATACTTAGTGATACTGGAAGTTATTATATGGAATTATCAGTTCAAATATCAAAAGAATCTTCTACAACTGGATCTGTTGCTTTTGGTACTTTAGATACTGGTACCCTTTATGATTTTCAAACTGGAATGGATGCTTTTATTTATCCATATGTACCTCCTAGCGAAAGTTTTGATGAATGGGGTAATTCAATAAGTAAAATTGTTACTATTACTTCTACAAAAAATTATTTACAAGTAATTGAACCTTCAGGATCACAGGTTACAAGTTTATTAAGTTGGACATTATATGTTTCAAAATTAGGATAAAAAATATATTTATAACAAAATGGGTTTAAAAATAACAGGTAATCAAATTATTCCATCAGGATCTTCAACAGAGATTTTGATAGATAATGCTGTTTTTAGTGGTAGCGTTCCTATTTTTGCAACATTATCTACACAACCATCTCCCGGAGATTATGTTGTAGTAGATACTAATGGTGTTTTATATAGAAGAGCAAAACCACCAGGATTACCAGGTGCTACCGGTTTTCAAGGACCTCAAGGCCCAACAGGTAATACAGGAAATACAGGCCCAACAGGTGGAACAGGTTCTCCTGGTTCTCAAGGTTCACAAGGTCCTCAAGGTGGTACTGGAGGTCAAGGTGGACCAGGTTCTCAAGGAACTCAAGGTCCACAAGGTAATACAGGATATATAGGCCCACAAGGTGGTACAGGTTCACAAGGTGGTCAAGGTGGTCAAGGTAGTACAGGTGGAACAGGTGCTCAAGGATTTCAAGGTAAAATTGGAGCAAATGGTTTAACAGGTGGTTCAGGATTTGCTGGTCCACAAGGTTCGACAGGTGCTCAAGGAGCTCAAGGTCCTACAGGTCCTCAAGGACCTAATGGATCTGATGGATCTTTTGGTTTTCAAGGTCCTCAAGGCCCTACAGGCCCTACAGGTGATACAGGATTTCAAGGACCTCAAGGTGGACAAGGTTCAACAGGATATGTAGGTCCACAAGGAGGTACAGGTTCACAAGGTGTAACCGGCTTTCAAGGTAATCCTGGACCCTTAGGATATCAAGGACCTTTAGGTCCTCAAGGCCCTCAAGGTATTCAAGGCCCACAAGGTACTCCAGGTCCTCAAGGTAACCAAGGTTCACAAGGTCCAACAGGTGTTATAGGAACACAAGGTCCTACAGGATTTACAGGATATCAAGGACCACAAGGTAGTCAAGGTGGACAAGGTGGACAAGGCCCAACAGGACCTCAAGGTAACCAAGGTTCACAAGGTTCAACAGGACCAACAGGAAATTTAGGTCCACAAGGATATCAAGGACCTTTAGGATATCAAGGCCCTCAAGGTGGTTTAGGTCCTCAAGGTTCAACAGGTCCTCAAGGTAACCAAGGTTCACAAGGTCCAACAGGTGTTATAGGAACACAAGGTCCTACTGGTTTTACTGGTTATCAAGGACCTCAAGGTGGTCAAGGTAGCACAGGTTCACAAGGTGCAATTGGTGCTCAAGGTAACCAAGGTTCACAAGGTCCAACAGGTGTTATAGGAACACAAGGTCCTACAGGATTTACAGGATATCAAGGACCACAAGGTTCAACAGGCCCTACAGGAAATATAGGTAACCCAGGTGGTCAAGGTATTCGAGGTCCTCAAGGTAATACAGGTCCAACAGGATATATAGGCCCACAAGGTAGTACAGGTGGACCAGGTCCTTTAGGTCCTCAAGGTAATGCAGGCCCAACAGGTCCAACAGGTGGTCAAGGTGCTCAAGGTCCACAAGGCCCAGCACCAACAGGTAACCCAGGCCCTCAAGGTGGTCAAGGTGCTCAAGGTGCAACTACAGGCCCTACAGGATTTACAGGTGGTCAAGGTGGTCCAGGACCTGTAGGATATCAAGGATATCAAGGATATAGAGGTCCACAAGGTCCTACAGGTGGACCAGGTCCTTTAGGTCCACAAGGTACAACAGGCCCTACAGGTAATACAGGTGGTCAAGGTAGTCCTGGTCCTGTAGGTTATTTAGGTCCACAAGGATTTCAAGGTCCTAAAGGTCCTCAAGGTTATACAGGTCCTCAAAGTGCAGTTACTGGTTATCCAGGATATACAGGTGCTCAAGGTGGTCCTGGCCCTATAGGATTTACAGGTCCACAAGGATCAGCAGCAACAGGTGGTGTAGGAGCTCAAGGTCCTCAAGGTAACCAAGGTGTAGGTACAGGACCACAAGGTTTTCCAGGACCATTAGGTCCTCAAGGACCACAAGGTACAGCCCCAGGTCCTCAAGGTCCACAAGGTCTTTTATCTCCTCCTGGTGGGCAAGGTTTTCAAGGATTTACAGGTCCTCAAGGTTCAACAGGTGGTACTCAAGGTGCTCAAGGTCCACAAGGATATCAAGGACCTTTAGGTCCTCAAGGCCAACAAAATGGTGGTTATCAAGGATATCCCGGTTTATCAGGTAAATCAGGAGAAGGTGCTACAGTAAACTTTAATGCTGGAGTAAGTGTTGCAAATTATGCTATACCAACAACTGAAGCAAGTGCTATATACTGTGATATGGGAAATGATTATAAAGCTGAAAATCCATGGATTACTTTAATGAAATATAGTACAGGATCTTTTATTACTTATGATTCATTTACAATTGGAGCAGACGATTATTATTATATAGAAGTAGCTTGTAATTATAATGATGCTGGTAATGATACAGGAGCTCGTATTTTTACAAAACTTGTTCAAACTACAGTACCAAATACTCCTATATTAATGATGCAAGCAGGTCCACCTGTATTACTTGATGATAGTGTTAATGTATTTACAGCTAAAATGCAAGGAGTAGTTGTATTAAATAATGGTAAAGATTATACTCTTAGAACATGGTGTGTATCAACTTCAGGTACTAAATATTGGAATTCAGCATTGGTTAATATATGTCCATTTAATCAATTAATAGTATAATTAAAAGTAAATTATTTTAAAGTTGGAGTTTTAACATTTATTTCATATATTTATAGTAAACAAATAAGTTATCATACATGAAATTAAGTGTTATTACTCCAACCAACAAAGGTAAATACCTAACCGAACTTTACGAATCTTTAAAAGATCAAACCCATACAGATTGGGAATGGATTTTATATTTGAATGGTGGGCTTAGGAAAGATGACCTATCAAGTGAAATTACAAGTGATGAACGAGTAATTATCCATCACGATTTAACTACCCCATTAAGTACAAATGTAGGTTATTTAAAACTAAGAGCATTTGGTTTAGGTACCGGAGAAGCACTAGTTGAAGTAGATCATGACGATGTTATTACACCAGACTGTTTAGCTGAAATTGCTAAAGCATTTGAAGATCCTGAAATTGGATTTGTGTATAGTGATAACGCAAAATTACAAGACGATTTTATTCCGTATGGTGTTGAATATGGTTGGACTTACAAACACGCTGAATGGAAAGGTAAAAAATACATTTCTATGAATTCATTCGAACCATCAGCAAATTGTATGTCACTTATTTGGTTTGCTCCAGATCACGTTCGTGCATGGAGAACTTCAGTTTACAATAAAGTAGGTGGACATAATCCTCAATTATCAATTCTTGATGATCAGGAACTTATTATGAGAACTTACATGATTGCTCTTTTTAAATATATCCCAAAAACACTTTATTTCTATAGAATTTATGGTGAAAATACTTGGTTAGAGAGAAATCAACAAATACAAGAAAATACAGTTAAATTAATGTGTGAATGGCAACAACGTTTAGCTGAACGTGATGCTGATTTAAAAGGTCTCCGTAAAATTGATATTGGAGGTGGTTTATTTCCTCGTGAAGGATATGAATCAGTTGATGTTAAAAACGGAATGATTATAGCTGATTTAAATAAAAAATGGCCATTTGAAGATGGAGAAGTTGGTGTTATAAATGCATCACACGTTATAGAACATTTAGTAGATAAACATCATACAATGTCTGAAATACACAGAGTATTAGCAGATATGGCTTGGGTGTTTATTGATGTTCCATCAACTGATGGACGTGGTGCTTTTCAAGATCCAACACACGTTAGTTATTGGAACCAAAATTCATTCTGGTATTATACAAGAGAAGAACAAGCTAACTTTATTTATAATAAAGATATTAAATTCCAAGACTATTTATTAGATACATTTTATCCTAATGATTGGCATAGGGATAACCATATTCCAATTACTAGGACTTTTTTAAGCGCTATTAAAAGCGATAAACGTAGACCTAACCTAATAAGAATATGATAGCAGATATGTTACTTCAATTTCATTCTTTAACCCAATCAGGGATTAATAATGATGAACGTAGTTTAGTTGTTGTAGATAATTTCTATAAAGACCCAGATGGTATAAGAAATTATACTATTAATGGTTTTAATTTTGAAGCATCACAATGGCATAAAGGACAACGTAGTCATGAAAAACTTATTGTAGAAGGTACAAAAGAAAAATTTGAAGAACTTTTAGGAAAAAAGATTACAAATTGGAATTATAATTATAATGGTGTATTTCAATTTTGTGTAGCACAAGATTCACTTGTATACCATTGTGATACTCAACAATATGCTGGAATGGTTTTTCTAACACCAGATGCACCACCAGAATCCGGTACATCATTTTACCGTTCAAAATTAACAGGTAAAACTCGTTTTGAAAAATGGGAAAATAATGGAACAAAAGAATATGATACTACTTTCCAAAATGGAAATTATTATGATAAAACCAAACTTGAATTAATTGATAAAGTTGGAAATGTTTATAACAGATTAGTAATTTTTGATGCTAGAACAATCCACGCTGCTAACGAATATTTTGGAGATAACAAATTTAACTCACGTTATTTTCATATGTTCTTTTTTGATTGTGATAAAGCTTAATAAAACAAATATATGAATAAATTTTATAGTTTTCCCCTAGATTACTCAACAAACCCTTCTGAATACTACTGGTTTAAAGAAGGTTTTACTAAAGAAGAATTAGACATCATTGAAAAAGATGTTAAATTAATTAAACCACAGTATGGAACTATTGCTAGTGGTGGTGATCCGGACGATATTACTGGTATTAGAAAATCTACAATTCGTTGGATGTTTCAAGATCCTAAATTTGAATGGATTTACAATCGTATTTCTGAATTAGTAACAGAAGCAAATAATACTATTTGGAAATTTGACATTACAGGAATGCCCGAAGCTATTCAATATACTGAATATTATGATAATGGTGGACATTATGATTGGCATATGGATTGTGGTCCAGGCGAATTAAGTACTCGTAAAGTTTCAGTAACAGTTCAATTATCTGATTCAGATGAATATGAAGGTGGTGATTTAGAATTTATGAGAGGTTCAACAGCCGAACAAGCCCCAAGAGGTAAAGGTGTAGTAGTTATTTTTCCTTCGTACATGTTACATAGAGTAACCCCAATAACAAAAGGTATAAGAAAATCATTTGTTATATGGTTAGGAGGTTCTCATTATAGATAAAAAATATGAAAAAGTTGTTATATATAGCTCCCCATTTATCTACGGGAGGGTTGCCTCAATATTTAAATAAAAAAATCCAACTATTAATAAATGAATTTGAAATTTATTTAGTAGAATGGGTTGACGTAACAGGTGGTCGATTAGTTGTTCAGCGTAATCAATTAAAAGACTTAATTCCTGCAAATCGCTTTTTTACTTTAGGTGAAAATAAAATGGAACTTATTGATATTATCAATCGAGTTAAACCTGATATTGTTCACAGTGAAGAAATCCCTGAGTTTTATATGGATTTTAATGTTGCTACTAAATTATACTCTACAGATAGAGATTATATAATTGTAGAAACATCACATGATTCATCTTATGATACAACTCAGAAGAAATTCTTCCCGGATAAATTTATGTTTGTATCTAATTGGCAAATTGACCAATATAAAGACATTAATATTCCTAAAGTATTAGTTGAATATCCTATCGAATATAAACCACGTCCTGATAGAGAAGAGGCATTAAAAGTATTAGGTTTAGATCCTAATAAAAAACATGTGTTGCATGTTGGTCTATTTACCCCTCGTAAAAATCAAAAAGAATTTTTTGAATATGCTAAATCATTACCTGATTATGTATTTCATTCTGTAGGTAATCAAGCCGATAATTTTAAATGGTATTGGGAACCTTTAATGAATGAAAAACCTGATAACGTTGTGTGGTGGGATGAAAGAAAAGATGTAGATAATTTCTATTCATCTATGGACTTATTCCTATTTACATCTCAGGGACATGCC